CGTGCGCTGCTGTTAAGCCGCAAGAATCCGTTTGGCGATATCAAATCGGATGGCACCGTGAAAACGGCTCTCGAAAACCTTGGTTTGGGAGAAGCGGCAAAACGGGATGTGGGTAACGGGCAAAACCAAATTCCTGATATGTCAGCGTGGGAGTGTGGGGGAGATACAACGACGGGATGGAGACGAAGCCCGGATGGTTATATTGAACAATGGGGGCTAACTGAGGCCACAACAAATGAAGTTTTGATTAATTTTCCTATCCCATTTCCGACAGCCGTCATTTCTATTAATGAACATGACCAGGCTCCTGTGGCAGGGAAAATGTCAGTATGGCAATTCTATAAATTGACTAACTCAAATGTCATAGCAGAGAACCTGGGATCTCTTGATAAAGGAAATCCATCCTTCAATGTTCCAACTGTCGCTGGTTGCCGCTGGTTTGCTACAGGAAGATAAAATGAGTAAATATCTTTACGATGCAAAAACTAATATGTTTTACCCATTTACTCTGGAAAGTCAGTATAAGGAGTCTGGGTTATGGCCTCATAATGGAGTTGAAGTTGATGAGGATATATTTATTAAGTACCTGTCCCCACCTCCAGGGAAGGTGAGAGTTGCGGGTGATGATGGCTATCCTGCATGGGATGACGTACCGCCGCTAACTCATGAAGAACAACTGTCAGAAGCGGAACGAAAAAAACAGGCACTCATAAATCGAGTTAATGAATATATTAACAGTAAGCAGTGGCCAGGAAAGGCTGCTATTGGTCGTCTGAAAGGTGAGGAGCTGGCGCAATATAATTCATGGCTTGATTATCTGGACGCACTGGAAATGGTTGATATTTCCAGTGCTCCAGATATTGAATGGCCTACGCCTCCGGCAGTTCAGGCCAGATGACGTCCGGCGCGGTGCTGGTATCTGTTGCCGTCACCGCGTCAATGTAATCCAGCACAGCGTTAAGTCTGGTTGTTTCTGCCTGCGTCGGTTTACGTCCGGCCTGCAATTTCAGTTGAATCAGACTGATGGAAGCCATTGCTGCATCAATCAGTGACTGGCGCTGTGCTTCTGCCGCTTCTACTGCGGCACCGTGTTGTGCCTCAGTATCTGTCACCCATTTTTCACCATCCCATTTATCGTATGGCGTTAACGGGGCGATAGTGGTTGTATTTTCGGGATAGTCGCCTAGTGCTGTGATTTCTTTGGCATCTCCCGTTTCGGTGTTATAGACGATTTCACCGCGATGGTCTGACACATATTCCCATGATTTTAAATCCACAGAACGGCAAATTGTATAACCAGCCTTAGATGTACCAGGAGCGTCTAAACAGGAATATGCTGGAATACCGACACCCACTGCAAGATATTCAGTTGATGCAGAAATATATTCCCGCGTCTCACCATCATAGTTATAGACGGTAATATTCCCCGCCTTCGTGGTAATAAGCTCGCTATTTAATACGGCGTTATCCATTATGCAGCCCTCACGATATAGTTAAATGCAATATTTCGTGGACGGGTTTCACTCCCGCCAGTATTACCGATACTCCCTCGTGAATGAAGTGTCGGTGATGGGATCAGACTTCCTCCGGCAGCGGCAGCATCAAGCCCCCTGCCTTGCGTATATGCTCTTCTGAAGATTGTCGCCAGTTCCCATTCCTCTTTTGAGTCATACCCATCGTTGGCGACAACAGGATGACGGTGCTTTTCCAGCATTCCGGCCTGAATACTCAATAAAACACGTCCTGCATCAATACCGCGCCCGTCATCCCAGCCACGAATAAACTCACCGCGTAAATCAGGTAATTTATTTGTTGGATAAGCCTTTGCCAGTTCCGGGTATTCTTCAGCAGAAAATGCCGCACCGTTGCATTTCAGCCAGCCTGTTGGCGGTGTGGCTGAAGGCCATGGAACAGGCACACCAACAGGTAATGCAGAGCCTTCTCCCAAACCAACGTTTATGAAAATGAAGAAATAACAAGCAAATGGCATCATTCCTGCTTTTACCAGGGGGAATTAACATGCTTATTGGCTATGTACGTGTATCAACAAATGACCAGAATACCGATCTACAACGTAATGCGCTGAACTGTGCAGGATGTGAGCTGATTTTTGAAGACAAGATAAGCGGTACAAAGTCCGACAGACCAGGACTGAAAAAGCTGCTCAGGACATTATCGGCAGGTGACACGCTGGTGGTCTGGAAACTGGACCGACTGGGGCGCAGTATGCGGCATCTTGTCGTGCTGGTGGAGGAGTTGCGCGAACGAGGCATCAACTTTCGTAGTCTGACGGATTCAATTGATACCAGTACCCCAATGGGGCGCTTTTTCTTTCATGTGATGGGTGCCCTGGCTGAAATGGAGCGTGAACTGATTGTTGAACGAACAAAAGCTGGACTGGAAGCTGCTCGCGCACAGGGACGAATTGGTGGACGTCGCCCCAAACTTACACCAGAACAATGGGAGCAGGCCGGACGATTAATTGCAGCAGGAATTCCTCGCCAGAAGGTAGCGATCATCTATGATGTTGGTGTATCGACACTGTATAAGATGTTTCCGGTCGGAGATAAATGAAACCGCAGGCTCGTCGTATGCAAGATCGTGCTGCGGTTTATGCTTATCACTTAAAGACTCAAAAATTAGGTGAGTAACGGACCGGGGACATAGCTCCTTTTTTTCTTAATTCATCTGGTATTTTTTTTCCAAGATAAAGATTTGCTATTTCAGGTGGGGCTTCTCGACCTTCAAAACCATAGCGAGAACTTTGTGTTGCCTCAAAGTCAGGATCTTCGTCCCAGTATTTCATCGTAGGGAAATTTTCACGTGTTGATTTGAGCCATTTATCAGCAATGAAAACTCCTCGAACGATCCCCCTTACAGTAGCAAGAATGACTTCTGCTTGGCTGGCGCGAGAGACATTAATGCGCCAGCTAAATCGAACCGCATCATAAAGCTCTGAATCCTTTGCACTTCTGTTAACGGAAATCATTAATGCTTTATGATGAAATGTTATGGTTTCGGGTTGATATGTTGCTATCAACTCTTTGACATGCGCGGCGCCGAATTCATTGCTGCCAGCACCATTCATGATATTCGTTAACCCAGGGTAGGCATCAATAAGTGCTGCTTCAACTTCGTACGCCGTCTTTTCATCAGTCATTCCGTGTCGATGGATGACATGGATAACCTCAAGTCCTGCTAACCTTATTTCTCTAATTTGCTTTAGCTTGTTGCTCAGTAACTCGTCATCATCAGTCGCTGCCACTTCACCGCGCATATGGGCAAATACGCGGTTACCTTTGCCTTTCCCTACATAGAAGGTGCTTCCGTCCCTCGGATCAATCAATCGGTATACATACCAGCCAAGGTGTTCAATTACTCCAGAAGGAAACTCAGTAATATCCATTTTGCAATATCTATGAATTATTTGTGAGACGTATATTAATGAACATTGCAAGGGCTCACAACCAGTAGTGTTGAGAAAACTATCGGGTAAATGAGGCTAATCCTTTGAATTTACATAGTAAAAAAAGATACTTTTCCTCATAGTGTGAGCTAATTTTATGTTTCGTTTGATGATCGGACCGGTCTCAAAAACCGCAGGCACGTTGTATGCAAGAACGTGCTGTGGCTGGCTGGTGAACTTCCAATAGTGCGAATATTGAATGATGTCCAGCCGTTACCGTTTTTACGTGTTTATTAGTGAACAAACCACTCGTCAGCAGACTCCTAGGTATGAACAAAAGTTTTAGCTGAAACTCTATCTGTGGTGCGCGTAACAGAAGTGTAATAAAAGGCCCTAGAAAAGGGCCTAAGATTAGCAAAGATTATCCTCGATACTTAGAGGCAGGAATTTTGATAGGAAAGGCTGCCAAGCCTTTTTGACGAGCAAAGATCCGTTTACCTTTGACCGTAATAAAAGGACGGTAAATTGTGATGTATTCCTCAGATACAGCTTTTTCAATGGTCATATCGTGTTACCTGTAAAGTTTCGCTGTTGACAAAACCTAAGGTAAGCGTATACTCACAACCGCCAAGTTTTTCGTATTTGCTTACGATAGGAGAAGCCAGCGACAGCGGTTCGCTGGCTTTTTCGTTATCTTTTTGCATTTTTTCTCATCCAAGTTTCAGCCGCTTGTTGACTGACACCAAATGTTTTGCTTATATCTTCAACAGTCATTGTGGGCAAAACTAGTCTTGAGTCAATTAAGAAGTGGCTTGCAAAAACATCTGCTTGCCATTCGCTGTCTTCATAGATTTTATGCCCTCCACTAGTCTTATTACGTGCATAGATACTTTGATTGCGATGCATGACTAAATGACCAAGTTCATGCGCAACAGTGAATCTCGCATGGTTCTCACCATTGCACACTGCATCGTAAACAGATCGCTGTAAAACAATTTTGTTCTTATCTGGATAAGTCACTGCATAGCGTTTGGGCAGTTCATGATCTTCAACAATTTCTAGCTCAATGCTTTCTGAGGCCATAAGACCTTCTAGTAATACATCCAGTCTCAGATATGTGTGATTTGATATCTGAAGAACGTCTCTCAGACGATGAGCGTATGATTTAATCATGCTGGTGCTGAGAGGTGAAACGCGATGGCCAAGTTCTCGTTTCGCAATCATTATTCAGTCCTTTAACATTTTATTAAGCTTATCGAGTTGCTCTGGACTCAGGTCCTTAAATTTACGAGCAAAAACAAGCATTAGTTCTTTGTTCTGCTCATTTGCATCCGACATATCAACCTTAATGGACGGTTGAGAAATCTCTGCCTGTTTCTTGAGATTGATGATGTCTTGTCCGCTAAGCTCAAAAGTTGTTGCAATCGTATTTACTAATGAGTCCGGTATAGCTCTTTTGCCTAATTCAATGGCGGATAAGTAAGCCGAACTAACGCCTAACAGATCAGCCATATTTTTGAGCACCATACCCCGGTCTATTCTCATTTTTCTGAGAGTCTTACCAAAGCTAGTTACCATGTTGCGCCTCCTACAATCCATGCTCACTTATACTAAAAACCAAACTCAAGATCAACAAAAATTGTAGAATTTTTTAATCTCAGCGTGTGATGACAATCTACATAAAATCATGAAATGGTGCAAGGCGTAACTTAAAAAATACCATATGTAGTGTCAATTTTATGTGCTGTATGGATATATGGGGTTGGTAAACTTTTGCTCTTTTGTGCTCCTCAGCTATATGGTTGTTTGATTTTTGAACATCTTGTGGAACATAAATTGGGTTTATGCTTTTCCCTTTCGGTGACAACATGTTTATAGGATGTATAATCCATAAAAAAAGGAGGGGATGGCGTGCAAAAGAATTTGTTACAATTATGCTACGAAGGAGAGTGTGGAGAAAATTATATCCGTAGCATGAATGAAAAAGGGCAGATTTTTGTTTCACTTTCAGATGTGCTAAGAACGCTTTCTGCTGAGAACAGAAAACTGGATGGAAAGACTTCTCAAAGCTTGCTCACTGTAATAAGAGCGGTAATAAAAACTTTAGATCCAGATGAGTTTAGGAATGTTTCTCTTGTCGTGGATGGTGAAACTATCTCTGAGGTATTTCTTACTGAACCAGGTCTATATAGAGTACTTGCTCAGGATACTACTGCTGCGGGGAAAAAATTCCAACGCTGGCTTTTTCATCAGGTCCTTCCGTCTATTCGTGAATTTGGTGTATATCCTCCGCCACCTAAGCAAGAACGTTCAGAACTGAGTGCTTTTGCTAACAGTCTGCAGCAGACGGTTCAAGCATTGGTAATGGAAATAGAAAAACGTGAAGAGTTAGAAAGTAGAGTAAACCAAGTTGAACTAAAAGTTAACTCGTTAGAAAGTTTAAGAGATTTGTCTCAGTTCAGAAGTGTTCCTCAACGATTGATGGAGTTAGGTTTGGATACCTATTCGGTTGAGGAGCTTTGGCAATGGTGTGAAAAATTGCGTAGTGAACGTGGAGCAGAAAGAATTAAGTGCCCCTCCGGATTGAATATAAATTCTTGCTATCCATTAGCTTTGGTTGATGAAGCTATCGCTATATACCAGAAAGTAGTTGAGGCAAGAACACGTCAGTGAGCTTGAGGGAAAAAAAAGCCCGCATAAGCGGGCTTTTTTATCACTCGGGAGCTGCGGCTCCTTTGCGTATCCTTTTTTGTCTCCTCACCGTCTGGTCGGTGTCCTGCTGAGACTGCTAACATCCTGTTTTTGTTGGTGTTGTCCTTACACCGTCCAATCATGATTGGTGGAGCTGGCGGGAGTTGAACCCGCTGACACGTCGTATGCAAGAACTTGCTGCGGCTGGATGGTGGACTTTCGATAGTGCGAGTATTGAATGATTTCCATCTATTATAGATTTTACCGTATTTCGGCATGAATGAAACTGAATATCCTCCCACCGACCCTCCATGACTTTACACCACTGTCTCTGGGGCTGCTATGTGCCAAAAGCGGACATAACGACACGTTAGTTAGAAATCTCAAGACCAATTAGGTTGGATACTTACATGTATACTATTGCCTAACGATACTACCCTATCAACCTCATGGTTTATAGGCGGGGGTGAGAGCCAATCGAACGCTATCGTACGTTTTTATGCTGTCTACCCTAGACCCCAAGTAGACATGAATCTTACCTGATTTCCATACGAGGGCGACGTTGATCATCCAGCTTTAGTGCGAGCACTGAACTTAACATTTACCAGCAATAGTGATATTTTCTACAAAGAAAAATATATGGAATAACGTCATCGCGGGTACAAAAATGACTATAAAAAAAACATATGTAACACCAACAGAAATAGTGAAATATTTTTATGACAAACCGGAAAACGATAACGTAAAAGAGAGAAAAACAATTGAGAGCCTGACCCGTCTCAAACCTGAGTGGGAAAATACTCTCGATATGATGAAGTTAATACGCAATTGTGAAAAGCTAGCAACTGAAGGTATTTTAATGGAATTGTCTTCAGGACATACTCTTTTTGACCGTTGCTATTTCGCACCGAATTTCAATGAATCAGATGCGAAATATGGAAAGTATGATTTTATAGCTGATGGATTTGAGTCAATCATAGACCGCCTTAGTCCTTCCGTTTTACCTGTTGTTGTTGAAAAAAGTGATGGTTCACATGATCTTGGTACTAGTTTTATTGTTGGGAATAACCACACGATATTTACAGCCAGACATGTTATTGAAGACATGAAGAGTATCAGGATACTTAGAGCTGGTGGTGAGGCTTTACCAATACATAAAATCTTTGTATCTAACGATGAACGTATTGATATCGCTTTAGTTTTCACAACCATTCCGAATGAAGATAATATTCAACCACTTAAGGTCTCAACCAAAGCCTCGGTACTGGATGAAATTTTATCAATAGGATTTCCACCCATTCCAGGATTTGATGCATTAAAGTTATATGACGTTTCGCATATAAATTCGTTTGTCCGACTGTCAAAGGGGCGAATTGTTGGTTCTGGTCACTCTTACTTAGATTCACAAGACTTTTTATTATTCAATGCTAGGGTTAAGGGGGGGAATAGCGGTGGCCCTATAATTAACAAATACGGCCTTGTTGTTGGTATGCTTGTACAAATACCAATATCATCTGAGGACAGTTCAAAGATTGATAACCTTGGATATGGTATAGCTGTAACAGGAAAAAGCCTGCTGGATGCCATTACATTTACAGAAAATGGCCGCGAATTAACACTCACCGACCGAGGAAATGGAGAATATTCAACTCTAGCATAAATGATATTATTAATTAAGTTGTACTAACTCAGTTTAAATGAATCAAGCATCCCCGTAACTTTGCCTGAAAAGGCTCATCGAGGGATGCACATTGTACGGATGTGTGAAAACTAAATCGGCTTTGTCACTTGGATTCGAGGGGAAAACTGAACTGAAAGCGATAAAAACGTCTAAAAAATCGTTTCGCAGACAGATGCACCCGATTCAAGCCATTTTGAGGAAGACTTTCTGCCTTTTATATTTATATTAATCATAAGGTTATTCCATTGGTGTACGATATCGTGCTTTGCCCCTCATCTCCCAGATAACTAATTAGCCTTAAAATTACTCATGTGTTTCTGCCGGTTAAAATTATATGGTTTTCATTTACAATAGTCTCAAGTCCGCTCTTCGCTCATAACAGACATTCACTACAGTTATGGTAGAAGATATGCATGCTGGGTGGGGAAAGTATGAAGGAAAAGAAGGCTGCTGTGTCGTTTGACATCACTGCAATCTTCTTATTGGTTATGCGGGTCGTAGTGGGACAAAACTGAGACACATAAGGCCTAGCAATGGCTTGCAAGGCTTTACATGTTTTGATGTGGTGGGACTTGTGAGCGCAGTGTTGATAGGGTAATGCTTTGAATTAGAAGCGGATTCTTATAATTCGTAATGCGAAGGTCGTAGGTTCGACTCCTATTATCGGCACCATTCTAACGTCTCCCCAAGTCTACTCAAGTATTTAAAAACCTCTTATAATCAGTATATTAATGCCCCTTTTAGTCTTTTGACGTCTATTTAAGTACCCCAAACTCTACAAGCAATTGAGGGGATTTGCTGTTCAGTTTAGTGGAGATACCCCCAAGTGAAACTCAATGCCCGTCAAATAGACACTGCCAAGCCAAAAGAGAAGGCTTACAAGTTGGCTGATGGTGGTGGTCTGTACCTCCTGGTAAAACCTGGTGGAGGAGAATATTGGCGTCTCAAGTATCGTGTAGCTGGTAAAGAGAAGCTGTTAGCACTAGGTGTGTATCCTGAGGTCACCTTAGCTGATGCTCCTGCAAAACTTGAAGAAGCTAAAAGAGGTATCTCTGGGGGAATCGATCTGATGGAAGTGAAGCGAGAGGAAAAGATTGCCCGGGAAACGCAGTTAAACAACACCTTCAAAGATATTGCCCTTGAGTGGCACAGTAACAAATTATAA